TATGTATCTATTCTTGAGTAACTAAAGTCAGTGAGGGTTAACTTTTGAAAAGGATCTATGTCTTCAATTCTTTTAATTTCTATAGTCATTCGTTTATTTCTTTTGGTTGATTTGGATCAAATACAATTTTTCCATTTTCATCATACTCAATTCCGGTATAATCTATAGTATGCCCAGTTAGTTTATGCTTAAAGCTACCTTCTCCTATTGGAATCCAGCCAGTAGTTCCTAGCTCCATGCTGTCGTCTTCATTGTATGGCCACATATTCTCCACCTATCTTTATTTTACATTCAGAATAGTTATCTATATTTAAATAGTAACCTAACACTGTATATAAGTCTTCTAGTTCTTTTTGAGTGCAATGAACGCCGACTACTCCGAGCTGAACAAAGAAGTTGCTTGAGTAATTTACTACAGCACCTTCGTATTCAATCAGGGTAATGTTATTCTTTTCAATTCTTCCAACTTCATTTCTAAGCATTTTAGTCCTCTTCCACTATGGCAATAGGGTTGTATGTGGGGTCATTAAGTTTTTCTCTCATGTCTCCTACGTAAGAGTCCCAGTCTCTTTCGTCTTCTGTTTTCTTTTCGTAAGTGACCTGACCTTTAAATGGACTACTCTTAAATCTAGTCATAACTAATCTGCCTGTCTGCGTTTTCCATCTAAGGACACCGTTCTTACAATCGCAGAAGTCTTCTGGATGAGGGTCTATTCTTCCCTCTGGGTCATATCTTCCTGAGCATCCGTTACACTTAGTGTATCTGCCCTTGTCCTGGCATCTGTTGCACGATGAACAGAAGGTCCAGCACCAGTTCTCAACTGGATTCTTATAGGTTCCCTTTGCGCTCACTGTATCTCCTTTATTAGTTCTTCTAATTTGTTTTTTATTGTTATTGATGTTGTTTTATTAAACTTAAATTTAAGATTCTTATCTCCGTCATCTATATCTACGAAGACGTAAGAACCTCCAGTGTTCTCATTAATTATAGCATACAATTTATTTATAGTTTTTTCTGTTATTAATTTATTAGAAGTTAAATAGATAGGTCTTCCTCCCGAGAAGTATGAAAGATCTACTTTCTCACATGAATTTAAAACTATTTTATTTGTAGAATTTTCTTCATCGCCCTCTTTATTTAAGGTGCCAACTATATTTATAACTTCTCCATTAGAAAAGAAATCTTCATCATAATTTTTAGACTCTCTTGGAAATACAATCACTTCAATATCAGAAGATATATCCTGTACATTAAACTTGTACATTCTTGAACCCTTTTTAGTTATTATCTTTTTAAATGAAGAAATAATTCCTGAGATGCTTACTCTACTTCCTGCGTTAACATCCTCTAGCTCTACTATCTCGTGAGATATGCTTTCAGAAAGCAAGTCCCAAATTCCATCAACTGGATTTTTTGAGACATAAATTCCAAGCTCTTCTTTTTCTCTTTCCAAGATACTAAGTTCAGTTCTTCTGCCAAAGTCTTGATCAAGAGTTTTATCTATCAACTCATCAAAGGCACCACTTGCTGCCAAGTGCTCAAGCGTTCCCTTCTTTAGGACTGCTGGATTTGTTCTTCTTAGAAAGTCGTGCATAGAAGTATACGGATTATCTAAGTCTCTATTAGACAGAATAGCTTCCGATACTGCGTAGCCTATTCCGTTAATGGCTGCTAAACCAAATACTATTGTTGAGCTATCTATAACGGTAAAGTCTTCAGTTGAGTCATTGATTGATGGTGGCATTACTCTAAGATTTAATTTTCTGCAGTCAGAAAGATATATAGCTAACTTATCTTTATTGCCAGCAACAGAGGTAAGCAGGGCTGCCATATACTCTGCGGTAAAGTTAGTTTTTAGATAAGCTGTAATGTAGGATATCATTGCATAACTTGCTGCGTGAGCTCTGTTGAATCCATAGCCACCAAAGTATTCAATGTCTGAATATATTTTATTGGCTCTATCTTGATTTAGCTGAGACGTCTTAACGCATCCACTAACAAACTTTTCTCTAAACAAAGAAATTTTATCCATTTGTTTTTTACCAATAGCTTTACGAAGATCGTCTGCCTGTCCAGAAGAGAATCCAGCTAGCTCTCGTGCAACGCCAAGAACATCTTCCTGATAAAGCATGATGCCAAGAGATGGACCTAGCACCTCTTCTAGTTTAGGGTGATCATATTCAACTCTAGATCTGCCATGCTTTCTATCAATGTAAAGCTTATCCATTCCAGAACCCATTGGACCTGGTCTATACAAGGATATGAGAGCCATGATGTCTTCGATATTCTGGGGCTGAAGCTGAACCATTAACTCTCTCATGCCAGATGACTCTAACTGGAATACTCCTATAGCATTTGCCCTACATAGCTCTGCATAAGTAGCAGGGTCATCTAGTGGTATTTCGTCTACGACTATATCTAGTCCCTTGTGTTTCTTAACTAATCTAACGCACTGATCAATTACCCCAAGGTTTCTTAGTCCTAAGAAGTCAATCTTAAGCAGACCGCACTGCTCCACTCTTCCCATGTCCCATTGGGTTATGACTGGGTTGTCTATTCCCTTTTGCATAATGGGTAAGTATTCGACTAAAGAATCTCTAGAGATAACAATACCAGCTGCATGCATTCCGGTTTGTCTTACCAGTCCTTCTAGTCCAAAAGCAGTATCTATAATCTCTTTGCTAATAGGATCTTTTTTATATAGATCAGCAAAATCAGCAACGTCCATGCACTCGTGCAGAGACTTTGATACACCCAAGACTGGTGTAGGAACAAGCTTAGACACCTTATCCCCAGTAGCGAAGTCATGACCCAATGCTCTTGCAGCATCCCTAATAGATTGTCTAGCTCCAGTTTTATTGAACGTACATATGTGTGCGACTTTGTCATCTCCATATTTGGTTCTAGCATAATCGATTACTTTATCTCTATACCTATCATCAAAGTCTAGGTCGATGTCGGGCATGGACTTTCTTCCTTCAACTAAGAATCTTTCAAACATTAGACCAAATCTAAGCGGGTCAAGATTGGTGATATTAAAAGCGTAGGAAAGAATACTTCCAGCTGCAGATCCTCTTCCCCAACCAACTCTAATGTCATTGTCCTTAGCCCATCTTACTAGGTCAGAAACAACTAGGAAGTATTCTGGAAAGCCCATATCTTCTACAACTTTTATTTCATGATTTGCTCGCTCAACAATATGTTCAGGTAGATCATTTCCGTATCTATTTCTAAGTCCTTCCCAAGCTAGTCTCTCAAAGTATTCAGTAGAATTTTCTTTTGTTGGAATTGGAAAGTTTGGAAAATATATATCGCCAAACTTCAACTGGACATCTATCATGTCCGATACTTCTACGGTATTCTTTAGCCATTCTTCGCTAAAAGTTAAAGCCATCTCATCGTAAGATTTAAGATAGAAATTATCTCCACTAAAAGAGAATCTATTCTCCGTGTGTATCGTACTGTTAGTGGAGACACACAGCATGATGTCGTGAGATCTAGCGTCTTCTCTATGGACATAGTGGCAGTCTCCTGTTGGAACTATCTTAGCTCCAATAGTTTCTGCTATCTTAATTAAATCATTTGTTATCTGTATCTGCTCAGCTAATCCATGATTCTGTATCTCTATAAAGTAGTTTTCTTTACCAACAATGTCCTGCATCTTTGCTGCGGACTCAAGTGCAAAAGTGTAATCGTTTCTGAGTAGAGCTTGAGACACTTCACTGTTTAAGCACCCTGATAAAACTATTATCCCATCAGAGTGCTGAGAAATAAGATCATGGTCAATACGTGGCTTTACATAATAGCCCTCAAGAAATGATCTTGATGACATCTTAATTATATTGTGGTACCCAACATTATTCTTTGCTAAGATCGTAATGTGATACGGACCTCTTTGTTCCCACTCATTCTTTGATGGGCCAGATCTCTCTTCTGGATCTCTATCAAGTCTAGTCTTTCTAGCTTGATAAAACTCAGATCCTAGAATTGGTTTAACTCCAAGAGAAGTGCCAGCATCATAGAAGTCTAGCCAAGAGTGAATGTTGCCATGATCAGTAGTTGCTAGACCAACCATTCCCAAGTCTTTTGCTTTAGTTAGATATTTCTCTACATTGCCATGGCCATCTAGCATGGAAAAAACTGTATGGTTGTGTAGGTTGGTCCAGTTTTTCACTAAACTCCTCTTTCTCTGTCTGATTGATCAAGCGATTGATCTCTCGACTCTCTGTAAATTATGATTACTACGCCACCACAGTACTTGCACACAGGTGCACTTCCGCCTTGAGCAAATCCGCTATTGTACATAGCTTTCATTGGTTGGTCAGATTTACACTCTGAACAAACTCCAATCACATCATCAGGATTATTTATTTCCATTATCTAATTCACCTTCTCTCAATGATCTATACGCAAATCTAACAGGCGATGGAGATGACTTTTCTTGAGTCTCAACATATCTATCACCTATTTTAACCCACTTATTTCTTTGCTCCAAAGAGCACTCGCCACATCCAACACCTACTGAATTAGCTCTTTCACATGTATAGGGTCTTCCACCTATGCCCATTTGACGTCTCTTGACCCAATCATTTATATGAGCAGAAGACTTCTCAAAGTTGTAATCTCTACAGTTACTTAATATCTCGTGTAAAAACTTTATAGAATCTTCAGTGTACGTAAGTATTGAACAAAGAAAAAGTCTTGCCTCGTGCTCAAGATAACCTTCTTCTTTAGCTTGAAGATATAATCTTTTAACTGCAGAGCACTTTGTTAATAGCATCTTTGGATCGAAATGTTTATGAGTTTGCTTTAAGTCTTTAAAAGCTTTTGAGCCGTACTTGTTAAAGTACTCTAACGGATCTTGCTTTTTGTTTTGAGACTCTTCCATCTCATATGTATATTGCCTATACCATTCATTTGCCTTGTAACTAAACTCTTGGTCACATACTATTGCAGTTCTTTTTTCTGAACAATATTTTGATATTTCTTCTATACTTTTATAGAGTAGATTTTCTTCTCCATAACAATTTAACAAAGTCTTATGCAATGAAGTGTCTTGATGTTTTGAACCGGGATATCTCCACATTCTTCTTTGATCATAAACACTAAAGTCTAAGTTAGAAAGAGAAAGCTTATCTTTTAAGTCGTTGGCTATATACCTAAAGACTTTAGACAAAGCATTGCTAGGGTTAATACCTAAAGCTATTGGCTCACATTCTATATGAAAACCTTTTTTACCAGTAAAATATACTAATACTGAATCCTTAGGAATAAATGTAGTCAAGTGCTCGTAAAGGCTTATGCATTCTGTCTTAGCTGACTCTATATCTGAGCTATCTATATCAAAATACAATGGACCTAATCTGATTGCTTCGTCTATGTCTTTAGAGTTGTAAGCAAATACAGATGTATATATTCCAGTATTACCATTAGCTTTGGCATACTCTTCTACCTCTAGTGAGTTTAACACTAATGGTTTGTCGGCAACCTTATCTCTGATTACTCTTTTAAGTGACGGAACATATCTTGCCACTTCGTAGTAATCCCATTGAGAAAGGAATTTGTTTTGTTCAAGAGGGATTTTCATAGAGGTCTATCTTACCAGAATCTGACCCATAATGCCATAATACTTTTTTATTTTCGGACTTAATATCTTCACTGTAACTTCTGTAGTAAACTGATTCTTCAATATAGTACTCTAATCTTTTTAGGATGGTAAATCTTTTTAAGAGTCTATCCTCAACATCATTCATTGGATTCCTTAACCCATCTTGACTTATCTATATTTTCCCCATCTACAATGTAGTGAAGCTTTGAAGCAACGTTGTCAGCCATATGAACTATCATATCTAAATATGTTATTGGATAAGTTTCTGGAACTGGAGACCATGGTCCAAGGTGGCATCGCACCAATCGTAGGATAGATTGAACTAATTCTTCTGACAAAAATAAAGTAGATGATTCACTTTCTCTTGCAAAGTTCTTATCTTCTTGCTGGCATTTCTTAACAAGGTTTACCACGGTGTAAGGATGAAGAGGATCGTAGTGAAATGATGTTTCACCCTCTAGCTTTATTCCTTTGGTTACATCGTGTAGAAGAGATGCTGCGTATACAGTATCTCTATCTTCATCGGAAAGAGAGTATGAATCAGCTAGCACCTTTGCTGCATGAACAACTCTCTTAGTATGTAAAACATTTCCGCCTTCATTATGTTCGTCAGCAGGGTGATACTTTCCAGAAAAGCTAGATGGTATAGTCCAGAAATTTCCTGCTCTTAATAAGATAGATCTTACAAAAGACTTTATTGATTCATCTTTTATATAATTTATCTCTTCAAGTAATGGAGCAAGGATTGTATCCTCATTTTTTAGTGAGACTATAAAACTATTTTCAGATAATATTTCATCTAATATATTATTACTTTTCATTACTTAAACTTTCTTTCTTTTCCCACTTATCCCACTTAGAACAAGGCTTATCAAAAGGGCATGACTTACAGTAGGTGATTGTACCTCTTCGAGAAGGGAATATGGTTTCATTCTCTAAAGACGTGCACCAATAAGATAGTGCTAGCATGTCTTCTGACTCTATTTCGTATTCAAAGAAGTTTGATTTAGTACTTAGCAAGTCGTAGTATCCAAACTTTGCATCCTTGATCTTACTACCATACTTGTGGTAAAACCCTTTATACATAACTGCCATCTCTGCAACATGTCTAAATTCATTTTTCATCTTGTGGTTAAAGGCCCATTTAATCACATAGACTTTTCCGTTCTGAGAGTATATTAAATCAAAAGAATCTTCTATGTAAACCTGTCCAACAATAGGTGCTATAAACTCGCTAGAGATTCCCATCGGTATAATGTCTGGACTAGAAAAGTTTTCAACTAAAGCCAAAAGACTAGCTGCTGCTTTCGTGGTTAAGCTTGCATTATTCCCATAGAAACTTTCGTGTTGTTCATGAGTTATATCATATGCAGTTGTGCCTTTTGGAAACCATAACTTTTCCCATCTATTTAATAGTGAGGCATAGGATGGAACAATGCCAGCCTGCTTTTTGTAGAAGAAGAAGTGAACAATACTCTTTAGGGTGTTCTCAAATCTTAAACTCATAAGGTCTCTTCCACCTATGGTTTCTGGAAGCTTCTGTACATGTCTAAAGTCGTACAGTCTTTCACAGGTTTGAAAATCTTTTATCTGATCAATGCTTATTTTTATCATAGCTTCCTTTATACCACGTTCATCGATTGTATCATATAATCAATATCTTCATCATCTGATGGTTTATTATATGACTCTTTAGTTATAGGTTCATAGTCTTCGTAGGTCTTCTTGTGATCTACATATCTAACAAGAGGTGAATCATATACAAAGGTTGATCCAGTAATTCTATTCTTTGGTATCTGAAGCTGCATGATGTTGTCATCCTCAGAATCATCTCCACTAATTAACTTTTTCTCAGTTATAAATATAGTCACTGCACACTTCTGTTGAATAGCTAGTGATCCACCAGTGTCAGATTGCTGAACAACTTCTCTTTTTTCTTTCATTCTATTTGAGTTTTCTTGAGCCGTAATAATAAGGACGCAGTTCATGTCTCTAGCCAACTTTTCTAGGCGAACCATCATCTCTTCAAACTCGCCCCAACGAGGCTTGCCTTTGCCACCCTTTGTAAACATAGACTGGATAGTATCTATAACAATTACATCTGGAATGCGATCTGCATTTCCCATGATGTCTCTAAGCCATCTTTCTAAGTCCTCAAAATAGGGAGTGTCTGGATCATGTCTTACCATGAATCTGTCACCCCACTCATCAAGTTTAGCCTTAAAGATGCCGATGTTCTTAACCTTTTCTTCTTGAGTCCAGTCTCTTGACTCTGCATAAACATTTTTTCCAATTATCTGCGTCATCAATACTCTTTCCCAGTGGGAAATTGCTTCCTCAAAGTTTACATAAAGAACTCTATATCCGGTGTCTGCCCAGTGGTTAACCAAGCACTTGGCGAACGTACTCTTGCCCTTGCCTGACGCAGCAATTATTGCATGCACTGCCCCCTTAAAGAATCCACCATTGTCTGTGTATCCCATAGCTCTATTCAATGCCTTGTATTGCGTAGGAAGAAAGTTTGGTATCTCCAACAGTGCTTCAGCTCTACGTGATATATCGTTTGCAGTAGTAACATTGTCGAGTGGATTGTAGTTTAAATCATTTTCTAAATCTTTAATATCAGAAGTAATCTGAGTAATGCGAGTTATGTCCTTGTCAGACTTCTCACCCTTTTGAGTTAACAGCATCTGCAATTCCTGCAAAGCATCTAGCTGTTTTCTTTTGTTAGCTTTGTGTTTTATTATTTTGATTACTGATTCAGGTGTAGACAGCTCTATGTTTGCATAGATATCCATCATTGTTTCTACGCCTGAAGCTCCACCAAGAGCTGAGTAGATATCACTCTCTGATTCAAGCCATACTCTAAATGATATAGGGTCGACTACATCTAATTTTGTTGTGTGATAATAGCCAAGTACTGCTCTATAGAATTCATTAATACCACTTTGGCCATGAATAGCTCCTACTATGTCCTCAGGAAGAGCTGAGTCAAATAATTCTATAGCTCCCTTTTGTCTTAAGGACAAGGCAAATATTTGATACTCAATTGGATACTCTGGCTTGACAGAATCTTGTTCTTGCTGGACTTCTTCAATTGCCATTTTTCTTTGACTCTTTCATCTTCCTATAATAGGATTTTTTATTTTCTGAATTCTTCTTTTTTGCTGCTATATAGTTAGGGTTGTCTTTAACAGATCTTTTAAATGTAGGTTTTTCAACATGCTCAGAATTTCTTATGGCATCTAGCATTCTATTATACACTGATTCCTCAGTAAGCATGTCGTTATAACGAAATACTATTAGAGCAATTCCCTGCTCTTTGCACAGCTTAGCTTTTATATCATCTCTTTTTTGCGCTTCTTCAAAATCATACTTTGAGTCAAAGAATCTTTGTGTATAATAAAAATGTTGTCTGCCATGATACTCTGCTGCTATAGCATACTTCTCACAGTATACATCTAGTCTTAGCTTTTCACCTATGTGAAATTCATTTACTATTTTTTCACCTGGAAGCAGTTTTGTCATTATAGCTGTTAATGCAGCTTGCCCTCTTGACATCTTTTTGTGATGTTCTTTAATCCAAGATAAGCCAAGGTGATTAATCTTTTTGTTAAGCTCGTGAATTGTTATTGACATTTCTTTTGCTATCTGATTTAAAGATAGGCTTGTATCAAACAAAAGATCTGTCAAAAACTCATCATCGTCTTTTATTTCGTCCCAATTAGGCTTGGGCATAGTCACTAAACTTTAGCTTTAGCTACGGCTCTTGCTACCGTCAAAGACTTTCCTAGGTCTAATATAGACATCTTTGTCGTGTCCCATATCTTAGGAGCAATAGCAGAGCTGAACATTGGACAATCCAACACACAGAAATCATACTCATTACTAAATTCAGATATCTGAGACATAACACTATCTATCTTTTCATAAAAATCATTATAAGGAACATGAATAAAAGCAGAGTCTTTAGAGAAGTACTTTGATATAAGGCTCTTGTACTGAAAGCTAATCACTAAAGTTTTTGTGTGCTTAAGATAGTGAGACATAAATATTTTAAATACTTCTTCGTTGTTATTAATATAACTTTCCAAGAACGCTGCATCTGCAAACTTTTGATTGCTAAGACCAACTCTATTAAGCTTATCTTCAAATGTTTCTAGGAAATCTTTTTGAGATGCCTTAACAAACATAGGGTCAGAACTTGTTAGGCCAGAAAGAATAGCATTGGTAAAGTTTTTTGGTGGTTTCTTTTCACCTTTTAATTCTCCAATAGCACTAAATAAAGAAGATCTTGTATAGGTAACGAATGCAAACCTATTCTTCTTTTCTAGCAATTCTGTTACTTTGATTATAGTTTGCTTCTCGGTTAAAGTTTCCATTTTATTTATTCCAGTTCATTAGTACAGGGTTAGGGTCGGCTATAGATTGAATGTGATTTATGTTATGAAACTCACCTGCATCTAGGGTCATGTATCTTTCGTGTTTAGATTTCTTATCCTCATCACGAACATATCCCAAGTGTTGCATCATCAGTTTTGATGGTCTCCAAAAGTTTCTAGCTCGCACCAGTTGAGGTACATAGGTAGGTTCCGAACCACAAGCTAATTTCTTATCAAAGAATGTTCCACCGTTTTGATATCTAAAGATTCTAGAACTATCACTTGGAGTCCACAGTTTGTCTACCCTATATTGGGTCTCATTCCACATGTGATAGAATCTCACGTTGACTACATCGTAAGGAGATCTGCTAAGAACATGTATTAGCTCCATGTCATCTTCGTGGAACAACATTTCATCACAGTCTATTGCAACTATCCAGTCACCCTCTGTTGCAAACTTTTCTAAGTTCTTCCATGCGGTTGATCTTAGGTTTCCTTCGCTTTCGGTAAACATAGATTTGTTTGTACTAAAAACTTCAGCATACTTAGAAGCTACTTCTATTGTATTATCTGTAGAGCAGTCATCGGTAAATATTATCTTATCTACTTGCATAGATAGTCTTTCCAGTACTGGCTCTAAGAATCTATTAGCTTCGTTTTTTCCAACCATTTGGGCGATTATCATTTTAACCTCTTAAGTAAAAAAGGGCTGGGGATTCGCTACCCCAGCCCTTTACGTACATGGACTATTAAGCTGTAAGCTCTTCGATTTGATCACGAGCTTCGACAGAAGAAATGCGCTCAATATCTGTAGTATTGAACAATACTTCTCCCGTAATTCCACGGCGACCCATAGAAAGCTTCTGTGCATCTGTCTTGTTATTTGCTTTTACAAGTGTTGTGGTAGTAACAGCAAAGTACTTGAACTTGTTATCTGACATTTTATTTTCCTTCTTATTTTGTTGGATAATGTATTGCTATATATTCTATAGCATCTTGCAGGGTGTCTGCAAGTTTTGTTGCCATATATCTCATATATGGTCGATCTTTATTCTGATTAGAACACATAACAACTGCTGGTTGATTATGGATTTTTGCCCATGCCATTTCGTAATCTGTTCCTATGTAGGCTCTATCTTCTAACATGTATTCTACCAGAAGTATATCACTCTTTTTCTGCATGAATGTATTTTTCTGTACAATTTCATCTGCAGACATACTCTGATCTTCTGGTATCGATGTTGGATCAAGAACTTTGTACCCACGTTGAGACAGCATAAAGGTAGCTTCCTGTCTCCATCCTTTTGCGTAGTCGCCAACATAATCCATAGCGCCAGCTAAATAAACCGTAATACTCATACAGGCCAATAATACTCTAAGTCTGATGGCTCGTCAAAGTACTCAGAATAATATTCATAATCTTTTCTAAGAAGATTAGATCTATGAGAACGATGGAATTGATCATCCCCAA